CAACGCCAACACCAACGCCAACACCAACAGTTACACCAACAGTTACACCAACAGTTACACCAACAGTTACACCAACAGTTACACCACCAGTTACAAGTTCGCCAACAACAATTACTACAAGCATTCCTACTACTATAGCGACTAGCGCACCTACAGGAACGGGAACCGGTACGGGCACTGGTACGGGCACTGGGACAGGTACTAGAAGAGATGGATTAATTATTTCTTTAGCTCAACAAGCACCAATTACCGAACAAATGTTTTCAAGAGAGTTATTTGAGCCAAAGTTTACAGAGCTAGATAACGTAGCTAAGGCTTTGGGAATGCTTCAATCTATAGGAAGACGATTCTAATGACATACTTAGATTTAATTAATAGCGTTCTACGAAGATTACGAGAGGACACTGTAGATACAGCTAATGGTACTGACTATTCTCATCTTATAGGTGATTTGGTTAATGACGCTAAAAAGATTGTAGAAAACTCTTTTGACTGGACTTCTTTGCGAGACTCTATAACTATTAACACTGTAAGTGGAACAGATACCTACTCACTTACTAACAGTGGTGATTTAGCTGTAATTAAGGATGTAATGAACACTACGTCTAAAAGGTTCATGAATTTAAGAAGTAAAGAATATTTTAACAACGTAACTTACAACACCACGCCACAATCAGGCTCTCCTGATTATTTTACATTTGTAGGTACGGATGCTAATAGAGATTTAGAAGTTCAAGTCTATCCAAAGCCTGATGCGGCATACGCTTTAAGGTTTGATGTTGTTAAACCACAAACTGACTTGACCACTGACTCAGATAGTTTGTTAGCACCTACTAACCCTGTAATACAACTAGCTTACGCTATGGCTTTAAGAGAAAGAGGTGAAACTGGCGGTCAAAGTGCAGCAGAACAATTTGCTGTAGCTTCTACTGCTTTATCTGATGCTATTGCATTTGATGCTAACAGATACCCTTCTGAGTTAACTTTTCAGGTACGATAATGGCCCAGAAACTACAAAGCATAACTATTACGGCTCCAGGGTTTGCGGGTATAAACACCCAAGATGCCCCGTTAGCACAAGACCCTACCTTTGCGTCAGTTGCAGATAACTGCATTATTGACAAAGAGGGGCGAGTAGCTGCGCGTAAGGGTTACGATATGGTATCTACCAATGGCCCTGCTGTACTAGGAAGCTCTGACGGCATAGAGGCTATACATCAATATAGAGATTCAGGTGGTAACACTAAAATATTTTCTGCGGGTAACAACAAAATATTTCACGGGACTTCTACTTTAACAGACGATACTCCTGGCAGTTATACAATTAGTGCTAATAACTGGAAGATGCTTAACTTTAATGACCATGCTTACTTTTTTCAAAGAGCGCATGAGCCATTGATATATACAAATTCTGTCGCTGATGTTGAAACAATGTCTTCTCATGCCCACGCCACAGGGACACCACCACAGGGTAATGAAGTTTTAGCCGCATTTGGTAGGTTGTTTGTTGCGGACTTCGCAACGGATAAGTCTACTATATATTGGAGCGACCTATTAAACGGTCATGCTTGGACTGGTGGTTCTACAGGTTCTATAGACATATCTAAGGTATGGCCTAATGGATATGATGAGATTGTAGCCCTAGCAGCTCATAACGGGTTTCTCGTTATTTTTGGAAAAGACTCTATAGTTGTTTATGAGGGGGCTGACTCTCCTGCTTCGATGACTTTAGCTGATACTATATCAAATATAGGATGTGTCTCTAGGGACGCGGTTGTATCTACGGGTAAGGATTTAATCTTTTTAGACCGTTCAGGCGTAAGAAGTCTAGCAAGAACAATTCAAGAAAAGTCTTCACCCATTGGTGACATCTCTAAAAATGTTAACAATGACATTAAAAATTTAACAGCTAGCGAAACAGGTAATATCTCATTACATTACTCGCCTAAAGAAGCGTTTGTTCTTGTTAATTTTCCTGTTCTTCAAACGGTGTATGTCTTTGATACTAGGTTTCCTCTCCAAGATGGCTCATACAGAGCTACCACTTGGTCTAGTATGTCACCACTGCGGTTTACTAATTTGGTGGATGACACTATTTACATTGGAAACGCAACTGGCATTGCTGAGTATGATAGCTATACAGACGGAACAGGCTCATATCAATTAAGTTACTTCTCGCATCCCCTGGCATTTGGGGATAGCTCTGTGCTTAAATTTTTAAAGAAAGTTAACTTAATTACTTTTGATGGCTCTGAAGCTACAGTTGTGTTGAACTGGGCTTACGATTATTCAAATGCTTATAAAAAACAAGCATACGTTTTACCTGCTAATAACGCAGCACAATATAATATATCTGAGTTTAACACTACAGCCGAATACTCTAGCTCATTAAGTTTAATTAACAGACAGAAAATTAATACTTCTGGTTCTGGAGCTGTTGTGTCCGTAGGAGTAGAAACAACTGTGAACGGCAAATCTATTGCTATTCAACAATTTAACATTCATGCACTACTTGGAAGGATTGTCTAATGACTGACTATACAAAGACAACAAACTTTGCTGCCAAGGATTCTCTGGTGTCAGGAAATCCTGCCAAAGTGGTAAAGGGAACCGAAGTGAACACGGAATTTGATAACATAGCAACAGCCGTATCTACTAAGGCTAATCTAGCTGCCCCAACATTTACTGGGACAACAACTGCTGCAAACCTCACGGTGTCAGGAACATTTACTGGCACTATTGATGGAGGTACTTACTAATGGCTTTAGAAGATTTTCAAAATATGCTGGGCAACTTTCTTGGTAGCCCTACTGCTGGACTTATAGGAGCTATAGGTCAAGGTGTCTTAACCGAACGTGGAATTAAAGACATAGACAAAGCCCGTGAAACAGCCAACATATTTTTTGGTGGTCAGTCTCAGTTACCTACTGCCGAAGGCGGTTTATTAGGTGAAGTATCAAGGCAGTCTCAGTTTAAACCATTTACGGTTACTGGAACTAACGTCTATGGTCAGCCTTCTACTGCGAGTATATCTCAAACAGGTACTGAGTTAGCTTTAAGTCCTGAAGAAGCTGCATTACAAAGGTCTTTAACTGGTTTTGGGCAACAGGCTTTTGATTTTTTAGGCGACCCAGCACAAAGAGAGCAAGAACAATCTGCCTTGATAGGTATGTTGACTCAAGACCCTTCTCAAAGAGCTAGTAGAGAAGCTGACATATTCCAAAGGCTAGAGGCTATGCAAGCTCCTGAAAGAGAAAGAGCCGGCCTTCAGTTAGAAGAAAGGCTGTTTAATCAGGGTAGAGGTGGTGTTCGTACTTCTATGTTTGGAGGCACTCCTGAACAACTAGCACTTAACAAAGCTATTCAAGAACAACGCGCTGGGTCTGCTATATCTGCTATGGAACAAGCCAGGGCTGAACAAGCTCTACAGTCTCAACAAACTCTAGCGGGTTTGGGTGAGTTTTCAAACAGAATGGGTTTAGCAGGAGAGCTGGGATTAAAGGCTATACCTACAGCTTACACCCCGCAGCAAGAGCTGTTAAGGACGTTAACTCCACAACTAGAGGCTTCACGCCTAGCATCCTCTTTACAGTCCACTGGGCTAGGCTTAGGGGCTGGTTTGGCAGAATCTGCAATAGAGGCCCAGTTGGGATTTGAAGGGCTTAGAAACGCTCTGAGACAGCAGCAGTACCAAGGTTTGTTTGACTTGTTAAGGTCTGAAAGGCGGGGCAAATCTGAAACGTCTTCAACCGCTTCCGCAGAAGACCTCTTGAGAATAATTAATCAAGAATACTAGGAGCTAGTAATGGCAATTAACATACAATCTTTATTCAGCGACATTATTGAGACTCCTGCACAACGTCAAGAACGTATGCTTGGTGAGGGAATACTCAGGGGACGAGAGTTAACTGGCGGTCTTACAGGACTGGCTAGGACTCAAGCTCCTCTAGTATCTGCCCTATCTATGCAGATGCCCCAAAGACAAGAAGCACTCCGTAGGGGTGTTGGTGGAATGCTGGGACTAGACGTTAGAACTGAGTCTGAGAAGGTTCAGGAAGCCCTTCAGGGTGTAGACCCTAATGACCCGCAAAGTCTCCTTCAGGCTGCACAAGCTGTAGGTAATCTAGGACTAGGCGCTCAATCTGCTCAGATGCGAGCTATGGCTGCTGATGTGACTAGGCAGAAGCAAGCTGATTTGATGGCCCAGCAAGACTTTGCAATGCGTCAGGCAAGAGATATTCAGAATATTTCTGAGTCCCAACAAAGAGAGCTGTCGGCTGTTCAGAATAGATTGTTAGCGCAACAAAGAATAGGCCAAGAGTTAACGTCTTTTGAATTTGAGCAAAGACTTAACGACATAAATCTTGAAGAGGCTGAAATTAAATTAAAGCAGCTTAAAGAAGGTGGCTCAGTAGACGAGATATTTGGAGGGCAAAAAATACTTCCTAATGGAACTATTTACTATGCTTCTAAATCTGGAGACACGATAGTAAAAGACATAAATGGAAATGTTCTTACAGGAGAAGAGGCCAGAGTTTCTTTGGATGAAGGCCATGAATTGGAAACAGAGCAGCAAAGAAAAATTTATCAAGCAAGAAGACTTGGTACTGTGGCGGGAACAATTGCAGCAGATTCATTTGAACAAATTGGCACTAATAGGGCTATGTTATCTAATCTTAGAGAGGCCGCAAGACTTGTTGAAGAGGGTGCAGCCACTACAGACCTAGAGGCTTTTTTGACCCCATTAAATCAAGCTACAAACTTCTTAAAACAGATTACTGGACAGCTTACTTTAGACCAGCTTAGTCAAGTTACCATGGGAGCTTTAAGCGAGAAAGAGCTTGAACTTCTTCAAGCAACTGCGGCTCCAAGTGGATTTGATAAGCCTGCAATTATCCAATGGTATAAAGATAAAGCTGCCGCTACAGAAAAAGCTCTTGGTGTTTTGGAGCAACAAGCTGTTTATTTTAGTCAGCCTGGAGCAAATCCTGGAGAGTGGATTCAAATTCAAAAACAAGTAAGAGAAAGCCAAACTCAAGCTGCTCCAGGGCCGAATGATGATGAGGTAAGAAATTCAGCACTAGCTAGGGTATTAGGAACAGAAACACCTTCAGAAACAAAACCAGTAGACACTGACGAAGCGGCTTTAGAAGCGGCAAGACAAGAAATTCTTAGAGGTAGATAAGATGTCTGATAATTTACTGCAAGTAGCTAGAGACATACCAGAAAGGTATGTTCGTGAGCTTTCTACTGAGGATTTGAACGCTATATCGGATGGGAGAGATAATGATGTCTCTATGTCTGGTCTTCAAATACTTATGAAGGGCAAAGAAGATTTAGGCATTGGTGAGCTTCTTGATATTGGTGGTGCTGTTGCTGGTGCTGGTACTGGTGCAGCCATAGGTTCTGCTTTTGGCCCTGTTGGAACAGTTGTTGGTGGAGTTATTGGTGGAGCAGTTGGGACTTTTGCGGGAGAAGCTGCTGAAGACGTAATAGCCGACAGAGAAGTTCAGTTGGGATTTCAAGAAGGCGGTGCTGCAAGAGAGGCCGCTATTGGTGCTGTATTTGATACTGTTACTTTAGGCGTAGGTAGGGGCATAAGAGCATATCGTGGATACAGAGCAGCAAATCCTAGTTTATCTGAGATGGGCAAAGAGTTTAAGCCCGTTTTAGATGTTATGGATGCTGCGCCAGATAGCCCAGCAGCACTAGCGCAAGCCCAAGAGTTTTTGTTGAGGTCTGGTGGCCCTTCGTTATCTCCTATAGCTACAGAATCTGCTTCAATGCTAACTCAGATTGGTAGAGAGCTTGGAGAAATGGGCATCTTTTCTGCAAGATACTACGATGATGATATAGCAAAACAAAAAGACGTTGTTTTAGACGCTTTTACTTCTTTTTCAAATCAGGGTCTTGCAAAAACACAAGCAGAGCTTGGCAAAGAAGTTATCACATTAAAGTCTGCTGCCGATAAAGCAATGCACACTGTTTACGGCAGTCAGCTTGATACTCTTAAAGAACTAAAGTCAGCAAGAAGCTGGGTAACGGTTGAGCCTATTGTTAAGAATTTAAGAGAGTTTTCCAAAAAATACGAGTCTACTCTCTTCAAACCGTTTGAAGGCCAAGTTGTTGTATCTAGCTTAGATGAAGGCGCAGTATCCCTAATCAACAATCTTGTTTCTGAGCTTTCTGGCTCTGTTACTGGGCGATTTGCCAAATCAAGATTGGAAGACGTTATTAATTTAGAGAAGCGTATAAATCAAGAAATATCAAAGATGGCTCCTGGTTCAGCTTATGGTAATGGAGTTGCTAGAGGGCAGCTCAAAGAGCTTCATAACGAAATAAGAAAAACAACTATAGGCATGATTAGGAAAGTAGACCCCTCAATGGCTAAGATTTACCAGAGGATGCAGAAAGAGTACAAGAATGGCTTGGACTTTCTTGATGAAAGAGGAATTGAAAACTTAATAAAAAATGGTGTCAATAAAGAGGCTTACCAGGCGATAGGTAGGGACTTGCTTGGCAAAAACCCAGAGAAAGCAAAAAAACTTATGAGATTGGCTGAAAGAAGTATTGCTATGAAGGCAAAGACAAGGCCAAAGATGGACGTTCCCTCGGAAGTTAACAAGTTAAGAGAATCTGTAAGAGCCTCTTATTTGAAAGAAAGTAATATGGTAGAAACAAAAGCTACTGGTAGAGCAGACCCAATCAGAAACATTTTTTCTGAAGACTCTGGAGCAATGACGCTACTAAGAAACGCCGAATCTTCAAAAGCTGTTTTTGGTGAAAGGTGGCCTGAATTTAAGAAGCTATTAAATCATGTCGCATCAATGTCAAAAACAAGGAACAGGGAAACTTTTTCTTTGGCTCTTAGGTCTGCTGAATTACAGGGAGGAGTTGCTGTTGCTTCTGCTCTTGGGGGGTTTTTTGCTGGCTCTGTTGGGACGGGGCTTTTAGGGGCCGCAACAATTTTAACAGCCCCAATTCTTTTATATAAACTAACATCAAGACCGTCTTTGATTAACAAGTATATAGCTTTGGACAATCAGCTTGAGAAAGCTGCAAAAACAATGTCTCCTGAGCAAATACCAGAGATACTAATCTCTAACGTATCAAAGTTGTTGTCAGAGCTTCCAGAGGAAGACGTATTAGATATTAGGCAGGCGGTTTCTGACCCTAATTACAACTTCGGTCAATAGTTTTGAGGCAGTGCGGCATCCTGGGTTCCTCCACCCCCGCCTTTGGGTGTCGTACTGACCTCTCCTAACTTTCTATAAACTTATCACACAGCGTTGACACAGGAAGATTTGTGTCGCGCCACTTTTTCTTATATCTATACTTAGTGGCTACACAGTCTCCAACCATTATGTCTCCCTTTCCATCATGTGAGGCTATGATTAAAATAGCCTTCTTCTGATTACCTACAACATCAACCAGCCTTTCTAATGCTATCCTCTGGCCCGTAGGGAGTTCAGAGTCTTTATATTTGCACTCAATGAATATAAACTTTTCATTTCCTATCTCTATAAAGCCATCAATGTCTGTAGGAGATATTTTGCCCCATCTGAGACTGCCAAAGTCTTTAATCTTAGCAGCGTTTTCTCTGTTCTTAATTAGAGGGGCGTACTCATCAACCACTAATGCAGCTCCTTGTCCATCAGCTCTTTGTACCGCATAGAGATGAACATACTGAATAACTCATCTACAGTGTTATTCTCCTCCATGAAGTCTGAGTAATCCCTCACCATCATTGCTAGAGTCCCTATCGCCCTCTGCTCCGTCCCCTCCAGAAGGGGTAAATTGTCGTTCACCCATCTCGCCAGTTCCTCTGGCTCCAT